TTACAGAATTAAAAATAATCAAATTGTTATTCATCGCACCCCATCTGTTGTAGAAAATTATGTTTTTGAATACATTTCAAAAAATATAGTTAAAAGTTCAGCAAATGTAGAACAAACTGAATTTTTAGCTGATACTGATGTTCCAGTTATTGATGAATATATTTTAAGATTAGATATTACTTGGAGATGGTTAAAAAATAATGGTCGTGCCTATGCCGAGGAAAAGAATATTGCAGAAAAAGCGATTGCTGAAAGAATAAAAGCTAATGGCTCAAGGGGGACAATTAATTCAAGTCCAGTATTAAAAATTTATAATGCACAAATAAGTGCTTTTAAACCTATTTTAATTTCATAATGCAACAAATTGTTCAGCAAAGAAACGGCATAGCTCAAAGAACTAACATACCAGCTCCTTATGGCGGTTTAAATACTAGAGACTCTGAAAGCAACATGCAACCAACAGATGCAATTGTGTTAGAAAATTTTATACCAGAGCAAGGAGGAGTAAAAAGTAGAAAAGGTTTTACCGAATACTGCACGGGTTTAGTTGGTTATGTCGAAACTTTAATAGAACATTACTCGCAGGCTAATAGAAAATTTTTAGCTTGCCACAACGGAAAAATTAGCAACATAACTAATCCAAGTTCTATTGTAGAATTAGGCACGGGTTATTCAGGTAATAAATGGGAACATGTTGCTTTTAATGGTTATACATTATTAGTTAACGGATATGATTCACCGATTAAATATGATGGCTCAACAATCACTAGCAATGCTATTAATCCGTCAAGCGGAACAGCAAGCTCGTTAAACGGCATAAATATATTTAAAAACATGGTTTTTGTTTGGGATACAACAAAACCTTATTTTTGGCATGGACCAGTAAATGCAATATCTGGGACATTTTCTCGATTTGATTTGTCTTATGTTTGTCCAAATGGTGGCAATGTAATCAGAATGGAAACCATAACAAGAGATGGCGGGGCTGGTGTTGATGATTATTGTGCTTTTATTATGTCAAATGGTTATGCGGTTGTTTATGAGGGCGATGACCCTAGCAAAGCTAATCAATGGGCTTTGGTTGGTGTATATAAAATAGGTGTTCCAATGTCTATAAGGGCAACAACTAAAGTTGCTGGTGATGTTGCAATACTTACCAATCAAGATTTTGTTTTATTTTCAACAGCCCTGCAAAACGAAGGTCAAACAACACAAAATACAAAGTTAAGTGGTATAATTCAAGAGTTGGTGACGAATTATAGTAATAATATAGGCTGGGAAGTCTTTAATTACCCTAGAGGTGCTTGGTTAGTATTTAATGTTCCGATTGCTACTAATCAGACTTATAATCAATATGGTTTTAATACCATTACTGGAGCCGCTTTCAAATTTACTGGTGTTAATGCTATAACTTGGGGATTGTATAATCAAAATTTATATTTTGGAGGAAACGGAGCGGTATATCTTATGGATAATGGCTTTAGTGATAACAATAATTACATTAATTGTAAGGTTCAAACTGCATATAATAATTTAGGATCACCTCAAGAAAAAACTTTAAATTCTTATCGCAATACATTTAAAATTGATGGGTCTGCTGTTGTTAATGCTATAGTAAATTTTGACTATGGTAAAAATAGTAGTAAACAATCAAACTCGTTAGAAGCCCTAGGCTCATTATGGGATGAGGCTGTTTGGGACGAGGCAGAATGGTCAATAGAGGATCAAACACAAAACAAATTAGTATATTCGTCAGGACAAGGTGTTGAATTGTCAATGAGGATAGAAGCTAATTTAAAAGGACAACAGCTAAGTTGGTATAGAACCGACTATAGTGTAAATATCAACAATATTTTATAATATGGCATTTAAATTAAAAAAATTAGGAGCGGTTTTAGGAGGAGTAGGTGTAAATTATTTAACACCAAAGTCTAAAAAACCAAATGCAACTCCTTATACAGAACAACAAATAAGCACTGGAAATCTTTTTAACAGCTTAAGTTCTACTGAAAAAAAAGATTTACTGCTTAACAATCCAAACATAATAACACCCGAAGGAAGTCAAACTTATGACCCTTACACAAATACTATTAGATTAAATGAATCTGATTTTACAAGAACTCAAAGACTTGATCAAGAAAGACTGGCTAGCGAGCTAAGTCGTTCTTTAAGCGGTAATTTACCGACAACCGATAATGAAGCTGTAAGACAAGCTACTTTTGAATTAGGTAAAAAACAATTAGAGCCAGAATTAAGGAGCCAAAGACAAGCCTTAGCAACTGAATTAGCTAATAGAGGAATACCGATAGGAAGCGATGCTTATAATAGTGAAATGAATCGTTTTGAAAGACAACAGGGCGAGCAATTAAATCAATTATCTTTACAAAGTTTAATGGCTGGTATTCAAACCGCTGAAGCACAAAGGGCCGCAAGATTTAACGAAATATCATCTTTATTAGGTAGAACTCAAGTTGGAGCAGGAACTAATTTTGGTCAATATCAAACCAATTATCAAGGATTAGATTTAATGGGAGCTGAACAAGCTGCTTTAAACAGAGCTACACAAGAAGGAATAGCAAGAAGACAAACTAATGCTCAATTGCAAGCGGCAAAATGGCAAGCGGCGGGTTCAACAATAGGTGGAATCGCTAGTGCATTTTCCGACATTGATTTAAAAACCAACATTAAATTTGAAAATAAAGTAATAAATCACTTGCCTATTTATTCGTTTGAGTATAAAAATAGTAAACATGGAAAAGGTAGATATATTGGAGTTATGGCTCAAGATGTTGAAAAAACCAATCCCGAAGCCGTCGGAATTAGTCCAGAGGGTTATAAAATGGTTGATTACTCTAAAATTGGTATAGAATTTAGGAGGGTTAATTAATGAGACAAAATGTAAGAGTCGAAACATTAGCTCGCAAAGGGCAAAATGTCAATAGACAATTGCTAGAAAATGCTTTGGCTCAATCACAAGGTGTTAGTCAATTTGCAATGGATCCTAATAATTTTGGCGGTGGTCGAGCTGGTGCATTTGGTGCGATTGCTCAAGGATTGACTGCGGGAATTGGTGCATATGCTCAATATAAAAATCAACAAAAATTAGCTCAATTAAATTCAGAAGATGCTGAAGCCTTTGCCCAATTTGCCACTGAAAAAGGCAATCCTGAATTGGCAAGCATAGCCTCAAGATTAAGCCCCGAAAGTAGAGAGGCTTATTATTTATCAATGATATTACCACAATCTCAAAATTCTAATATACCATCAGCAATAAGAGAATTTGAATATTATAAAACATTACCGCCAGAACAACAAGCACAATATTTAGGTGTTAAAAGAAATATTGCTGGTGAGGGTGGTATAGTTAGATCGACTGGAGCCATTGAAACATTAGGAGGCTATGGCGAAGCTGGTGCTCAAAAAACAGGAATGGAGCAAACCGCTAAAAATATCAGTGATTTAAGTTATAAACCTTCTATTGCAGGTAAAACAACATATTCGGAACAAAAAGCAAAAGAAGATGTTCAGGCACAAGAAAAATTAATAGATGTTGAAACACAAAGTAATAACATTTTAAATGTATTAAATGCTTTAGAAACTAACCCAGGTGTTCCTGATTTATTTGGTGCTAAGGGCGGTGGTGCAATTTTATCTTATGTAGGCAAAAAAGAGCCAATTGCTGGTAGTAATGCGGCAAGTGCAAAAGCATTATTAGAACAATTCCAAGGACAACAACTTCTTCAAGCTTTTAATACTCTTAAGGGAAGCGGAACAGGTGCGGTATCTAACGAAGAAGGTAGAGCATTTGTAAATGCCCACTCCGCCATAAGAGAAGGAATTAGTGAAAAAGAATTCTTTAAAAATATACAAATTATGAAAACAATAATTCAAAAAGCAGTAGAAAGACAAAAGAAAAGAGCGGGCGAAGGTTATCAAAGATATACAACTCAAATAAACAACCAAGATGTAAATCCAAGTCAAATGGGTTTAGATTTAACGACATTAATGGGAAACGAACAAAGACAAAAAGCAGTAAAACCAGTTAGCAATATTAAATTTTTGGGGTTTGAATAATGCCAATAGCTAAAGTTCAATTACAAGATGGTAGAATAGCAAGGTTTGAAGTTCCAGATGGCACGACTCCTGATGAGGTTATGCAATTTGCTAATAATCAATTTGGCGAACAACAGCCACAACAAGCCCAGCCAAGAACACCTACTCAACCCACACAATATGTTGAAAAAAACATAGAACCACAACCACTAAGTAGATTAGAAGCATTTGGAACTATTGCAACAAATCTTCCTTTAACTCCAAGACTTTATGCTGGGGTTGCTGCTTTAGAAGCAAGAAGACAAGCTCTAGCGGAAAATTTAAAACAAACTAATGATTTACAGAAATCCAGAGAAGCAACTCGTTCAATAAGTAGTTTTTACGATGAAGCTTTAAGTAATCAATTATCTAAATTAAGACAAGCAAGAGAGCAATATCCAAAACAATCTTTTGTAACTCAATTAACAGCCGATATTATTGGACCAGGAAGAATATTAAAAGGTTTAGGTTTGGCTGGAAATACAGCAAAACAAGCCTTAGCGGGTGGATCTATAATAGGCGGTTTAACAGCATTAGGTGAAACTAGAGATATAAGTAATTTACCGCAATCATTGACAGACCTAGGAGCTGGTGCATTATTGGGCGGAGTTGGTGGAGTTGCGGGACAGCAAGCGGGCAAAGCAGTATACAAAACAAGTCAGGCATTACCACAAGTTATTCAAAGATTTAAACCAAATACCCCTGAAAAAGTTTTATCCAAAGTTATTACCCCTGAAGAAGCAGGTAAACAAGCTAGTAAATTAGCAACTAAAATAGAACAAGGAAGAATTACCGCATTACCTGAACAGGGCGATGAAAATATTTTAGGTTTAACTAGACTACTTGGCAAAACCCAAGGTAGCAATAAAGTTATTGCTGATTACATAAACAAAAAATCTATAACATCATCAAAAAGAGTTGGTGATTTAATAAACAAAAACATTAGTAGCGAAAACTATTTTGATAGTATTGACAATATTATTAAAACAAGAAGCGAAATTGCTTCACCGCTATTTAAAAAAGGTTATGAAGAGGGAAACATTGCTTTAAATCAAGCTATGACTTCAACATTACCGAATAATACAAGGGTCGGTAAAATTAGAGAGTTAGTTAATGATGATAGAATAAAAAATGTTATTGCAAAAGCAAGACAAGATTACGGAATTAATCAAGATATACCTGATGTTTCTATTGAAAGTTTACATGGAGCAAGGCAAGTTGTTGATGATATTATAAACACCGCCAAGAGGGCTGGCGAAAATAACAAAGCTAGAAGCTACATTAATTTAAAACAACAATTAAATAATGTAATTTATGATGTTGCCCCAACAATGAAACAAGCTGATAAAACCTTTGCTGGCTTGTCTGCATTAAAAAATGCACAAGAAGAAGGTTTAAACATTGGTAAATTAAGAAATGGCGAAGAAGTTAAAAGATATTTAAACACCCTTACAGATGGCGAAAAAGAAACCTACAAAATAGGGGTTAAAGATTACTTGATGGACAAAGTTATGAAAACTGGCGATGCTAATTCATCTGCTAGAAAAATATTCTCACAACCACTAGAAAGAGAAAAAATTAAAGCCGTATTTAATAACCCAAAACAATTTGAAGATTTTGCTCGCAGAATGGATGATGAAATAAAAGTTTTTGATACAAAACAAAGAATTGTTGGTGGCTCAAGAACCGATTTTAATATTCAAGAAGGTGCTGAATTATTAGATAAAGTAGCAAAAGGTGCGGTAAATGCCAAAACATTTGGAATTTCAAATATAATCCTTGCTTCTGCTGATGCAATCAAAAAAAGATATTATGGATTAAACGAACAAACAGCAAAAGAATTAGCTATTATTATTGTTAATCCACAAAAATCAGTTGAAGTGTTGAACCGCATTTATCAAAAAGCACAAACACCGCAAGAAAAAATGTTAATACAAAAATTTGCTGAAAATTTAGCAAACAGGAATTTTACTAGTCCTATATCAGCGGGATTAGGTAGGTCTCAAGCAACAGAACAATTAAAAGAGGAAAATAACAATGGCATTTAACGGATCAGGAACATTTAATAGAATTTATAACTGGGTTAATGATAAGGCTAACGGCTTTAAAATTATGGCAAGTCGAATGGATAATGAGTTTGATGGCATAGCAACTGGTTTATCTCAATGCATTACAAAAGACGGGCAAACAACAATTTCTGCCAATATACCAATGGCAAATTATAAATTTACTGGCTTAGGAAATGGAACAACAAGAACTGACTCAATTGCTTTAGGTCAAGTGCAAGATGGTCAATTTACCTATTTAGGAACAACTGGAGGCACAGCTGATGCTTATACATTAACACCCTCTCCATCTATAACAGCTTATGCAACAACTCAACAATTTACCGCTAAAATAAGTGCAACCAACACCACAACAACTCCTTATTTACAAATAAGTGGAATTGCCAATCCAACAACTACAGCAGTTATTAAAAAACTAAGTGCCACTAAAACTGAAATTGCAGTTGAAACTAGTGATTTATTAATTAATGGTATTTATCATTTTCAAAGAAATTCTGCCAACGATGCTTGGATTGTATTAAATCCTGAAAAAGCTTATTTTAATGCTACTAATTTAACAAAAGCCACCACCACCAACCAAGGTGTTTCTTACCTCAATAACCCAATTACCATTGCAAATAATGTTGGAACTCCAAAT